CCATGTATCGTTGTGCATCTTGCTTATCGTTTTCATTTTGCAAACGCATCATTCTTTCATCCATATCAAGTTCTTCATCGGTAACGATGCCATCACCATCTAAATCAAGATGTTCATATTCGCTATTTTTTTCTAATTTTTTTTGTGCCATAGATTTTTTCCTATGCAAATTTACATAGATACCCAAAATAATACAAATAATATGAGAAATACTACAATAACAATTATAAAAGTCAAACCAAACATTTTTAATTCTTCTCGTTGTTGTTTTTTCTCTAACGCTCTTTGTTTTTTTTCTGCTAGTTCTATTTGTTTTGCTTCCTCAATACGTTTTTGTCTTTCTGCTTTTATTGAGGCCCACGTTCCATGTCCAAATCTAAGGTCCACCATTACAGCCACCTCGGCAAGCCGCTCGGCTGCTAACTTAGCATCGATGATTTCTTGAGCGACTGTTTCAACACCCATTTGATCTGCAAAACCAAATTTTGATTTTTTTGCTCTTGCTTTTTGTGCTTCTTGCTCGCCACGAAATAAATCATCTATAGACCCTGCAAGTTCTCCAATATCCTTACAAGTGTCTATATTTGATTTTATAAAGTCATGTGCTTGTTTAACTAAACTAATGCCTGTTAAAATTTCTGCTACAACCATAGAAAAACCTTTGTTAATTTAATTACATTATAACATAGGATAAAGTTTGTGAATATGATTGATTTATCTTTTGTTTTGTTCTTTAAAAACAGTTAATTCTTTTTGTGTTCGCAATCTTTCTTCTGCGATACGAGATTTTTCTCTTAATGCTGCTTCATTTAAATTTAATTTTTGTTGATCTAAAGACATATCTGCCATGTCTTTTTCTCTTTCTTGTGCTTGCTCTTGTTCAAACTCTTGTGCTTTTCTTTGAATTTCAGCACCTCTTAATGCCAACTCTTGCTGTCGAATAGCAACTAATGGGTCAGGTTGTGCAGGTGGTGTTATTGCTTGTGAATACTGTTCTGTTAATTCACCAATTAATTCTGCGGCACGACCTGCAATATCGTTTTGTAATTTTTGCATTCCTTGCGGTGATTGCTGTAATAATACCAATTCTTCTTGTGGCATATTTGAAGTTATTTCTGCTTGAGCCATTTGTTCTGCCATAAACCCTATATGCTCTTGAATATGCCCTTGTAATGTCATTACAATCGAAGCATTAGCTTGTGCCACTGGCGTTGCAATGATGGCGGTATGAGCCTCAATATGTGCCTGATGATTCTGTTCGGGGAAAGCCTGAAGCGGCTTACCACGCATAGCCTCTTGATTTTCCTTTCCAGGATTGGTAGGCATTGGTTGAGGCGGTTGCGGTAATATTGTATCAACATTTGTAACTCCTAATGCTTCATACATTCTACGATAGGCGTGATATAAACCCATTTCGTTTCCATGTATTTGTGGATTAGATTGCACTAACTGCAATTGTGTTTGAGCCAATGCAATACGCTGTGACATTGAAAAAATATTTGGGTCTGATACAGGAATAACATCAATTTTGTCATCAAAATCTGCTACTTTAATTTGTGGTGGTGCACCTGGTATTTGATATGGGTACATAGGAGCCATAAACTTAGCAAAAACATTTGCTAGTAATTTAAATTCTGTTTTTTGTGAATAATGCAGACGTTTGTGAATGGCGGACATAACTTTTGTGCCTCGTTCCATAATCGCCATTGTTGTACCAACAGGTGTTTCTCCACCCATCTCTGCAACTTTCATATCTGCTATTGAAGCAAACCTTCTTCCAGAATCAACTAATGTACCTAATAACGCAAACAATGTCTGTGATGGTTCTTTAAATGGTAAAGCCATCAAAGAACTTCTTATATCCATGCCTGCAACGTCTATATCTCGAAACTCGCCAGGTGCTAAGGGTTCATCTTCATCTCGTATTCTAGCACCTCTTGCCTTAAAACCTGCGGGTAAATTTGATAACGTGCCTGCATCTATTAATTGACGTAATAAAGATGTAGCGGCTTGTGATAATCCACCAATCATGTGTGTTAAACCAAAACCATAAAAACCTAATCCTGGCAAAAATTTATAATGCACAAAATATTCTTTTCTTCTTCGCATAACATCTTGTTCTTCATAATTCCTGCGAATCGACAGAATATCGCCAGATTTTTCTAAAATTGTTACAATATAAGGGAGTTTTAACTCTGTAGTTTCACCCTTAACATCAACATCCTCAAAACCTGGCAAATCTAAATTCGTATGTATTTCGTATAATATTAACTCTTCACTTGTTCCAGATGGTTTCATACCACCAACTTCATCTATTGTTGTATTTACATCTGTATAATCCGAACTTGCATAACCTGAACTTGGTAAGTCAATATCTCGATAAAATCCTGATAATTGTAATTTTAATACTTCATTTCTATCCATACGAACAACATGTGTAATTCGATTTGCTGTTGCTAAATCTGTTGCTGTATAAGGAACAATAATATCTTCAGCGTGAACAAATTTTGATACCGCTCTTTGTAGTAATGGATCAAAATATATCTTTTTAAATGTTGACCCTGTAATCGGCAAATAAAATAACATTTGATCTAACTCTGGGTCATACTCTTCCATTTCATAAGTAATTTGATAATTCATAAAATCTTTGACACGTTTTGCCTGTGCCATTGTTTCAAGGTTTTCATCACCTATGATTTGACATTGCACGGGTCCATTTGCTGGCAGTAACTCACGATATGCCTGTGCTTGAAATTGTGTAACAGATTCTGCTAATAACGGATGCACAACACCTGATGCACCCTCAAATGGTTGTGAGCGTTCTTCATATCGCATACCTAATAAACTTAAACCATCTTGATATGATTCTTCCCACTCTTCTCTTGATGTTTTGTCATCTTCAATTTCGCCAACTAAATCTGTTGAAATAGTATTTAATTCTGATTCCTCTATAATATCTGCTAAATTACCATCAAACGGAATTTGTGGCATAGATTCCATTAACATTTCTTCAGAAACATCACCAACAATCATAGAACCATCATCAAGTTCTACTTGTCCCTCTTTTAAAGGTGTTTCTGTAATTTGAACTTGTTCTGCTTGAACTGTCCCTACAGGTAATTCTGTATCTATGCCTTTTTCAACAGCCATTATCTAATCTTTACAGGTCTTGGTTTGCCTTGATATGCTTTACCCATACCTCGAACAACACCACCTTTTTCATATTTTTTTGCCAATTCAGGATTAATTTTTTTCTGAACAGATTCTGGTAACATACTAAACCCCTTAAATTTTAAAGGTACTTTTTTATTTTTATTTTTATCTTTGTTTTTATCTTTATTCATACCTGGAAAATTAATCTTTTCTCCAATGCTTGGATCGCCACCTGTTTCCATTTTCTTTGCTTTAACCTTTTCAATCGCAGCAATTAATCCACCATCTTTAAATTTTTTTGTTTTTGCAGAGGGTTTAGAAAGTCTTGTTAATACCGACTTTACCGACATAGGTGGTATTGTTCCACCTTTTAAAGACATTCCTTTACCTAATTTCTTTGGCATTATATCTTCTAAGTCTAATGGATTTCCCGTTTTATCAAGCATTTGTGATAACAATTCTATTTGCTCTTTGTCATAGTTATTCGTTTTATTTCTTCTCTTTGGCATTAGTAATACTCCCTTTTTCTATATGGTATATCCTCATCATCATAATCTGTTGGTGTAGAAATAAATCCACCCATTCTAAAGCGTAATATGGCCTGTGTCATGCTATCTGCCAAGTCATCATGCTCTCCATTTGGAAATGCAGCACATTCTTCTACAACTTCCTCTGCAAAATTCATATCGGGTCGCCATACCATACCACTTTCAAACACAGGTGCACAAGCATTCATTCTTGTAAACTTATCAGAACCTCGACTTGGTGTAAATGGGGTAACAAAAACTCCCATTCTGCGTAATTCTTGTGTTAAAGGCGTTCCAGAGGCTTTTTGTTCCACCAAAACCATGTCTGGGTCGTATTCGTCATATAATCTTTTCGCATTTGTCTTAAGTTCAGGAAAATCCCAACGTCCTCTTTCGGCATCCAAAAGAATAATCGCTTCTCCATCACCATCGCTAGGCTCAAAAACACCCCAAGTAGTAATCGCTGAATAATCTGCCCTTTCACTCTTACTAAACGCTGTGTCGTAGGATTGTATGATGTATGAGCATGTAGGCGGGTTATCACTATCCCAAACATTCCACCATTCCCTCTTTATTATTGCACCTTCTTCTGCTGTTGGGTTCTGTAAATATTGTGCATTCCATTTTGCAACAGGTATGGAAGCCTTTACACCCTCAAGTTCTTCTCTTTGCCAATATTCGGGCCACAATACGTTGTCTGTGTCGGGAAATATCGCTGGGAACTCTACTACTTCCCATTTGTCCGCTCCCCCCTCTGCTTGTTTTTGCAGAACTTTCGCTGTTAAATCCCTGATGCTCCATCGTGTCATCACAATGATGATGGACCCCCCTGGCTGTAATCTTTGTCTTGGACCTGATGTGTACCATTCGTATATATTATCCAACGCTGTAGGCGATAATGCGTCTTGTTCTGACACAGGATCGTCTATGATTAACAAATCTGCACCTCTACCAGCCAATGCACCGCCTACACCAACAGCATAATACTCACCACCCTTGCTTGTAGACCATCTACCAGAGGCTTTTGCATCTACTGCTAATCTTACATCAGGAAAGATATCTCTGTAAATCTCACTATCAATTAAATTTTTTACTTTTCGACCAAAACCTACCGCTAATTCTGCTGTATGTGTCGCTTGAATGATTTTTTTACTCGGATTTTTACCCATTAACCATGATGGAAACAAATACGAAGCAAATTCGGACTTGGTATGACGAGGAGGCATGTTAATAATTAACCTTTTTAACTCTCCATTCGCTACTTTTTCTAATTTTTCTGCATAAATTGTATGATGTTTACCACCAATAAAACTTGGCCATACATGTCGTACATATTTTAAGAATTTTTTCTGCATTTCTTCCCGTTTTGACAAATCATCAAAGCGAGAAACAACTTTACTTAATGTTGCTAACTCTTCATCTGTTAAATATTCAACGGGAATATTAAAGTTTTCAAGTTTAGAACGGACCTGAGTCTGTTGTTGGGACTGTTTCATTTCTTCTTAAAAATCTATTAAAAATATCGCCTAGAAAATCCTCACCTTGATCTCTTTGCTGCTGTGAAACAAGACCTGTTGCAACGGGATCACGACCAAGCCGACCTAATTGATTTACTGCACCTCTTGTTGAAGGATTAAACTCTGGTCTGCCCGTATAAACCTTACCAAACAACCCGTCATGCACAACACCCACAATTTGACCGCTTGCATCTTGTACTGGCTGTCCACCCTCATCAATTTTATTCAATATGCTTCTTGTCATGCCACGACCAATGCCTCCTGCAATATTAGCAACAGCACCACCCACACCTGGCAATCCTCTTAATTGATCGCTAATAGTTTGTGGTCTGTCCCTACCAATCCCTGCTCTTGCTTGTAATTGTGTTATAGGGTCTAAACCTGCAC